GCTCAGAATTGGCCCGATATTATAAAGAAAACGTTCTTTCGATTTTGTTTATCATGTGTAGTCAATGGTCTTATTTCATATACGCAAAAAGAAAAATATAATATAAAAGTGTATGAAGAAGAATACGTTGACAAGAGAGTTCATCTCCATGATACGGAACGTTTGATCCGTAATTCTGAATTAATAGCTCTTCCAGCATTGACCCAAGCTCCTAAATTATCTCCAGAAACCATGAAAACTTTAGAAATTCCTCCCTTTTTTGTTGAGCCAGATTTTTTCCCTAAAAGTAAGCTTTATCCGTTTGTTTACTTGAGTGCTGCAATGCATCGTCCAGCTGGAATTCCTTATTTATTGTATAGTATTGAACAAAGGAATTTATGTAGAGTTTATAACGACAAAACGTGTTTTGATCAGGATGACAAACCTCATATTAGTTGTAAACCCAACTCTCAGTTTGAAGATGATTGCAGACTCGGCAAGCGATGGATTAAAGCTACTAATTTGTTGAAGAGTTTTGCCACGCCGAGCAAACCCGACAAGAAAACTCATCGGTCTCACGCGCAATGGATACAAGATATGGGGAGTGCTCTCAAGAAAGTACGAGCTAAGACAGCTAGAGAAGACTTAAAAGAACTAGTCGTTCCTTATGAAAAATTAGATATTTTTATGAAAACCGACGAAGTGTTGATCACTAAGCCTATTCAAGACGGGTTGTATTTGAAACCGCGTCCAATAGTTCAAACTCATCCTACAGCCCAAGTGTTTTGCCATAAAGGCGTAGAAGACTGTTTTGAAAATTTTAAACATACATTTAATGTTGACATGGACTATAAGCACAAAGGATGGGTCATCAATATCTCTATAGGTTCGGGTAAAAATGCTAGTGATTTGGATTATTGGATGGAACGTACTCAAAGCAAGCTTCAGATGCACGATAAATATATCGGGTTGATGGTGGCTGGCGATGATCTCATTATGGTGATCAAGCAAGATGGATATGTGCTATGGATCGAATCTGATTTTTCTAAATTCGATAGAACTCAAGGTATTCATTCTTTGCAAGCTGCAGTGAGAATTATGAGTTATTTTGGTTGTCCGGATTCTGTTTGTGCTGTTCTTTTGAGGA